GCGTCTTCCCACCACCGTGGGTAGGGAAGTTTACGATGTATATTCTGCGCCATTCTCGGTGCCAAACAAAACCTCCACACTGTACTTCCCGTCGTCTTCCAAATAAACTCCAATGGTTCCTCCTGGCTCGACACTCTTCTCATTGCTTTCTTGGCGTCCAGTCTTAATGCCGACGATCATGTTTTCAACGGTCACCAGATTAGAATTGTGCGTTACATATACGCCGAATTCGCCTCTTAGAGCCTTGTCGAAGAATTCTTCTAAGCGCGTCTCAAGTTCGTCTAGAGATTCACCTTCTGGTATGACTTTCTTGGGGTGATCTACGTAGAAGTCCAAGATGTCTTGGTAGACATCCTTGTTTCGTCCTGACAAGAAGCCTAGGTGCCATGAGATGAGGCCCCTATCTTGAATCACTTCTAGTCCCAGTTCTTCTGCGATGATGTCAGCCGTCTGTAGCGACCTAAGCATAGGAGACGAGACAACTTTCTTTACCTCGTCCCCGTAATGCTTGGCGATATTCTTAGCCGCTGCTTCGGCTTGCTTGATGCCCTTGTCGTTTAAGGATGGGTCTAGTCGGCTTCTGAAGATGTTCTCTTCGTTTGCCTCGGTATCCCCGTGTCTTTGCAAAAGCGCAATCAATTTTCTAGCCATAGCAGTCACCTATATCTTTCAATGTAAAGAGCGGCTGCTCTGAGTACTTCCGGACTTTCTCGAAACAACCCTAATGCCCGATTGCAAAGGTCACAAAGTAAACCACGAGGTGTAGGTGTATCTGTGTGTGCATGATCAGCGGCTAGCTCTTTATATCCTTGAGTCTGTCCACAAATCTCACACAGATTGTTTTGTTCTTTTTTCTTAGCCTCGTACATCTCTGGTGTCCAACCGTATCGAGAACGGTAGCAGTTATTGCTTGCCCTCTTCATGGGTTCAGGATTTATTTTGTACTTTGCTTTGCGCGTAGCGTTGTAGCGTATAACTTGTTCGGGTGTTGGCATGGTGTACCTCTCATAGAAGGTCACGTAGGGGCGCTATGAGACGCCCCCACGCTAGCCCACGCTGATCAAGGCGTGAGATGCTTAACGACGTAATTGTCGTGGTGGTTGTTCACCTTGTTGGGGTGGTTGCTGCTGTGGTGCTTCTTTTGGTCCTTTGAGTGCTTCCGGTACGGCCTTGGCTGCAACTTTATGCTGCAACTGTTGGTCGGCTAGGCCAGCGAAGTCCTGAGGGGAAGAGTTAATTCCCATCTTTGCTAGAGCCTGTACTGCCACATTACCCGGCATCTTCGACACATCTACCGAGATTGACTCGGAAGGTGGTTTATCCGGTGGCTTGTTCGCTGCGGCAATCTTCTTGGCCATCGCTGTATGCTGCTGCCAATGTGTGTGCGTGTTGTCGAACCCTGCCTGCTGCTCTGGTGTACCACTGCGGAACTTTTGTCCCTCGGTGGAGTTCATCCACTCAAAGCACTCGTCCGCTTCAACTGCGTGATTCTCACTCTCGTCATCGGCTACAGGAACAGTGCTGATCTTTGGTGGGGTAGACTTCATAGCCTGACCCAACTGAGCAGTCATTGCTTGTGCTTCAGGCGGAACTGGTTGTCCAGACGCCTGAGCCAGTTGTATGCCTTGAGTTGCTTTCTGCAGTGTGCTCTGCATCTGAACGAACTGAGGATTGTCTTGCGTACCTGTTCTCAACAGGACTTCCATCTCATTGCGTTGTTTAGCCGCCGATGATGCACCTGGGACTTTGAATCCCTTCATGCGCATCTGATCGAACAACTCTATGGAGTTACTTGGTGAGAACACAATAGCATTCAAGGCTGGGTTTGCAGCAGACTTGTCTACCCAGGTCATCAGCTTCTGTTCCTTCTGAGATTGTGACTCTGGGAATGCTGGGTTGGTGTCTGGGTAACAGGTGACATTTCCAGCAAGTAAGTTCGCTGTGTTGACTGAAACGTTGCCCTTACCTTTGATATTCTCTTGGATCGTCTTGCCGTCACGACATTCTGCCGCACACTTTACTGCTTGTTGTGCTGCTGCTGCGAACATGTCTTGGCATGCGTTCCACGGTGAGCCTACGCGCTGCAATGCTTGGTCGCGCTGAATAACAGCGTTGCCGACTGTTTGTTCTCCGGTTGCGGCTCCGAATAAGGACGGCAGTGCGCCTGATACTTCCTCTGAAAACGTAGTAATGAACCACTTAATGAAGTCAGGCAGTGCAGCCTGAGGCTGCGGCGTATCTTCTACCATGATGTACTGCGCTGGTAGTGTAAGTCCCGGTTGCGGTAAGAACGGCCCTGAACTTCCAGGGATGTTGGGTTGCGTCTTCAGTGCTTCCATATCGAAAGCGTCGGCGTTGTACCATTTCTTTGGTATGGTGCGCTTGAAGAAGTCGTCCATCAAGTCTACCCAGTCGTTGATTCGCTTCTGTACCGAGATGAGCATTGTGCCCATGCTGCGACGGTTCTGGCCTTTACCAGCCCATGGGTGTCCAATTACGATGTGGTCGTCCATCTTCTCGTTGCGTGAAAAAGCGTACTCGGCACCAGCCCTGGCCAGCAATGCCCCGTTAGGGAATGCTTCCAGCAACTCGGCCTTCGCTTCATCACTCACTGATTGGTCTAGGAACATTGACGGCCTAAACCAAGAAAACTTCACTGTGCTATGTCGATTCAAGGAGTCGCCAGTTACGTACGCGCCTACTACTGCTTGGCGCACGTTCTCCCTAGCGATTCTGTCCAACTGTGTCTCGGACATTCCGTCAGTGCCTGGGTTAATCTTGTCGGCAATCCATGGGAACATCCCACGAACTACTGCCACGTCCAAGTCCAAGGACAACTGCACGAACTGCATAAGATCGAAACTGTCAACTGCGATGGGAACCTTGTGATCCAACTTGCCGTGGACGGTTGTTACTTCGCGTCCTAGCGGCTTGCGGTCATCTCCTGCTCCACCCGCTTGTATGAGTAGGTCTTCCCCACCATTGCTCTCTGGCTCGTCTTCCACTTCAGAGGTTTGTGCGGCCAGAACATCGTCAAGGGTATCCTGACCCGTAGGCTCTGCGTCTGGTTCATTGAATATGTTTTCAGGAACGGTTGGGGCATGCACTTCTCCTTCGAAGCCATACTTCTGTCCGTTCAATTCGTAGCGTGTCCACAGAAGGCAACGATCTTCATTCCAGAAGATTCTGGCTACTTCAGTGAGAAGCCCATGAAGATTATTGTTGCGTGCCCAAATTTCTTTGAAGCGTTCTGCTTCCTCGGCTGCTACTCGGTCTGGGCCGTATTCTGGGTTACATGGGGAGAATTCAACTTTAGGGACTTCACGCGATAGTGCTGCGACAATGATGTCACCCTTGGGACCGTAAACGTTGGTGTCGTAAATGGTGTTGTTGTTCTTCTGTTCCTTAGCGCCGAACCCTGTGTTCGCGCCTGGGAGTTGCCATCCACCTTGTTTACCACGCAATAAGTGTTGATAGCCCCTCTCAAAATGAAGCGCCTCCCACGCTTGTTCTACTTCCATGCGTCGTGCTGCTGTGTCCGTCTTGGTCGCTATGTTGTCTAGCGCAATAAGGGCACCGCGTGCTGCATCACTTAACTCTGCGAACGGCTCCGGACTGTATGGAAAGGGGCTATAAACTCCGAGAGGACTTTCATTCGGATTCTCTGGTTGGGAGTCACTTCCTCCCTTAGCACCTTCCATGCCTGTACCAACATTACTAGGTGTTGAAGTTTCCGTTTCCATTTAATTTACCGTGCCTCTCTAAGTACTCAGCCGCTAATCGGCAAACATTTGGATCGTCTTGTAACAACCCTAGAGCCATATTGCAATTGCTGTGACAAAATTCTCTTATTTGCTTAGTATCATGGTCATGATCTAAATGGGCAGTTTTCTCACCAAGAGGTTGTCTGCACACGCCACACAAATCTCCAGCAAGTCTCTGTGCTTCACGGCGAGTTTCGTACTCTTCGATTGTGAGGTTAAACCTAGCCCTCAAGTCGTTAGCACGAACTTCTCGCCTATGCTCTGGGTTGCTGATGTACTTCTTGTGTGACCGTTGTGCTGCCACTTCTTTAATCTCTGGAGAAGCCGCATACTTGGCTCTTCGCTTCGCGTAAATTGCTTCTTTGTTTGCTGCTTCGTACGCTCGTTTGCAAGCATCGTTCTTTGCTTTGTCTTTGTACGGCATTGTTGTCCCTCCATAGGACGCTCAAAGCGGGTGATGGAGTCACCCGCCGAGCTAGCCCACGCTGATCAAGGCGTGAGATTTTATTAGAAGTGCCCAGAACATTGTCCCTGGCTCCGAGCACCCGACTTAGCTTCGCAGATTGGGATAGGTCTCCGCTAATTTGATCGTTCCTAAACTTTGTTGCTCCTTACTTCTTCTTTTTGCCTAGACCCATGGCATCT